CGAAAAGATTTGTTGAAAGCAGCTTCTACTAGTCAAATTGGTGTTTTAAATTTGTTCCAACAGGGCTTGGCCAGAGGTCGTTCTATTGTGAATTCCGACTTTATCCGTAAACTGATAGCAGTTTTTAAACTGACAGTGGATAAACTGAGAGTCATGTTCGCAGGTGGTATTGAATTCAAAACTTTCTTTGAAATAATCAAGAATTTGTTTTTGAGTGTCAAAGATATCATCAAGGATCGCTTTGCGAAGGTGGTTGTGTTACAGACGATGAATGTGACCGGTGTTTCCTGGTTTATGGAAGAACCGTGGCTATCCATCAATGTCGTTTTGGAAGAGTTGTTGAGATTTTATTCTCCGCTTCTAGGCGCTGTAATATGTCCTATCGAGTTTTTTGCTGTTTTGTTCAAGACGCGACAATATAATGTTGCTTCGTTGGGCCATTTGGTATATTCAGGTCTATATAGAATATTACCAAGACCTCTAGCGTTATTCCTATGTACTTTTACACATATGGTCTGGAATAAGCTGGTCGTCTCAGTTCAAAAGAAACGGACAGAAACTTTTAATGTTTTCGGCCGCAATTATGGAGAACAACAGGTTAGTAGGTCAGAGGTATTGGGACGCGCAGTAATTCCTTTCCCCGCCGGGACGCGTTTTGTAGCAGTGGAATGCTTAAATACCGACACTACCATTGAGAGAGGAACAATTAAGATTGTGGGACCCGACGGTGTGATGACTGTCGAACAGGCTTTGGATATGTGTCAGCCGGTTCCCGTTCCTTCTTTTCTTTTTCCCATATTAGTAACAAACCGATTGCTCTGGAAACCAGAACGATCTGAGAAGAATCTATTGAATTCTTTGCTTTTGAGGTTGCATAAAGAACCCAAATATTTGGCACTCGCAGGATTACATTGTCCTGATTCAGTGCCTGTGTCTTTAGGAAGCGTTTTTCCGGTTAGTTCAAAAGAATGGACTTTCGTAGAGGTCACGAAAAATATGGGTAGCAAAGGAAGAAGAATAGATAGAGCCATGGAGAACATGGAGGAACTAGGTAAAATTGCTCGGACTAAGACTGTGATGGTCAAGGCCGATGAGACTATCAAAGCCGAAGGTACCATCAAACCTCGAGCAATAACTAACCTAGACCCAATTTACCACGCAGAGACCACTGTCGCGGCCCATAACATAGGAGAGGTGATGAAGACTTTCTTTTGTTGGGAAAACGACTTTGAGTATGATCTCGAGCCTTTTAAGCTTATTTATGCCGGGGGAATGACATCTGAAAATTTGTCTGACTTGATGGCTAAAATTCTAGACAGTTCCATGAATGTGTATGTCGTGTCTGGAGATGATAGTTTTTGGAGGAAAGGGACCACGTGGGGAGAGGGCGATATTAAGATGTGTGACCAGAGTCACAATCTTCACAGTTTTAAACGTTTGTTTAAGTTCTTGACAACCTTAGGATCTCCTCCGGAGTTGCTGGTTAGTCTGAAGAAACAATTCGGGATTGATGGAAAACCCGAATACAAATGTTACTGCAAAAGCTTCAACATTATAGGTGATTGTGGAATTCAGTTGCCTACTGGAACAACTATGACGACAAATGTCAATTCATGTCAGAGTTTAATCTGTTTTGCTGATGTTCAAGAAACAGAGCATGATATGAAAAGTCCAGAAATGTCTGGTCCTGGTCGGCGCTGGATCAGTCCTAGACATGTTGAAGATGGGGCCACCGTGGCCTGTTTTGCGGATTCCGGGTTTGAAATTAAACCGGTTTGTGTGGAATATCGGAATCTAACGTTCTTAAAGGGTTGGTGGGTGGCCCAAAACAACAATGCGCGAGATGTTTGG